TAAAGTTTTGATTAATTATATTTATAAAAATTAGAGTTTTGAAAGAAACATTTCAAAGGCTTCCACCTTTCTGTTATCGGAAGCAACTCTTTGGATTCTGGCAACTTCTGACTCTCTGAGTATTCCGTTATCCCAAATCCATTCTTTTCCTTCCATTATTCCTTCCACAAACGCCTCTGGTGCAGATGGATCAGCGACAATATCTCCTGCTGTTGCAAGATAAAAATCGTCTTTAACTACATTAGTTTGACCCTTCTTTTCAAGTGTTCCCATTCCTCTACTAGAGACTCCAAGTTTCGCACCCGCATTTAAAAGTTCCTTGACAATTTTACCATTAGGTGTGTCAAGAATCTTAGCCTTTCCGATGATGTTATTTCCATCTTCGTAAAGTTCTTCGATTAAATGAGAAACCCTATCCAAATTAACTGTTGGGCCGTCAGGATGACCTAACTCTCCAAAAGCACGTTTGGGTTCTACAAGTTCCTTATTATATCGTTTAACTTCTTTTGATAAAATACCTATAGGGTACATTCGACCATTCCTATTTTTGGTTTCGGCCTGCATGAAAACCCCTTTGATTTTTAGATCTTTTCCATCCTTACCTTCAGTAAGAAGTTCAAAATCATCAAACATTTCTGTGATTAATTTCATATATACCCCTTATTAGTATGATTTGTGTACAACAATAACTGCATAGCAATTACCCGATACTGTAATACCAAGATCGGCAGTTTGATCTCCTCCCAATTCAGCACCAGCAGCACCTAAATTCCAATGTCCTGTTCCTGTAAAAGCATGAACCGCAGTACCACCCCTATCTATTGTAATGGAAGTTCCTGCTTGCCAGAAAATATCGACAATATATGCTTTAGTAGGTGTTGCTTCACCAGTTGCTTTAAGTTCTGCTAATGTTATTGCACCATCTGTGGTATCTATATGTAATACACTTCTTCCGTGTGAATTTCTAATTGAATTTGCCATAGTTTATATCCTAAATTGAAAGCATTTCTTTATCAAAATAATCCATAATATCTTTAACTTTTACACCATGTTTTTTAGCAACCTTTTCTACATTCTTATCAAATGTACCTAGAAAATCAGCTGGCTTCTTTTCCATTGTTGCAAAAACCGCATCAACTGCGGATTTCATTTTAGGTGTAAGTTTTTTGTAAGAGGATGATTTCTTATGTTCATCCTTTTCTACAACCCATGTGTTAAATTCCCTAAATTTCTTCATCGGTAGTATCTTCTACGTTTGTTTGTCCTTGTTTTACTAGGGAATTTGCTACCTCTACTCGTTTTAAGTCTATTGCAGCTCCTATCTTTTGTGCCATTGATGATTTGAAATGTGATTCTGCATCTATTTTGTTATCATCAACTAACGCTGAAATCATGTTTGGTATTTCACTCATAATAATTTATCTCTGTTAAGGTTATCCAGGCCCTATAGGCCCATCTTTATCCATTGGATTGTCCATTGGTTCATGGTCATCTGGTTCTGGTTCTCCTGTAATTTGTCTTTCCATACTATCAATTTCATCTTGAGTCATACGGAAAACGTGTTTTTGTACATATTCTTTAGAAAACCAATCTCCTATGTACGGCTCCATACTATTTAATATATCTAAACGCTCACGAAGCACATCCATATCTCGCAGTTCTGCATAGTGTCCATCCTTCATATAACTATATGAAAGATTTTCTTTAATATCATTCCAATCATCATCTGCAATAACACCTTTAAGTATTAATTGTGTTTTCAGTATATCATTGAATAAACCATTAAATTTGTTCCTCAATTTTTGAACAAACTTAGTAAACTTTACTTCATCTCTTGTAATTTCTGCACCTCGACCCATATTAAACCCATTATCAGTCTCTAATCGACTAACAGGAATATTCAAAGATCGATATAACTTTTTCTGGAAATAGACAATATCATCTATCTCTCCTAAATTCTGTCCTCCAGGCAGAGTAGTAATCTCTGTACCTCTACCACCCTCTCTACGAGGCAACCAGAAATCTTCCAACATACTCATCTGGTTTCTGTCATCTTTAATCTCACCAGTTGATGCGTTGTACACCAACTTATTTCGGTAACGATTCATGACATCTTTTAGATATTGTTCTGCCTTGACTTTAGGTAGATTACCAACATCTATATAGAAAATTCTTCGTTCTGGAGCTCTTGAGATACGATAAATTACTACCGCATCTTCAATCATTCTAAGTTGATTTACTGGTTTGATAGCCTTATGCAAATAGGATAAGACCATTGCCTTTGTGGGGTCAAACAATCCAGAAGCACAATGGGCTATTGCATCTGCTGTAATTTTAAGTGCGGTTCCTGAAGGGCCCGAAGCCCCTGTATTTGCGTTAGAAACTCCACTCTCATTATATAAATAAAAATCATCTACTACACTAAGTGCAGGGGATTTCTTTTTAGTTTCTGTTTTTTCGATTTTACGAACTCTCTTAATTTTTAGAGAATCGATATATCTTAATTCCTTTATTCCTTGTTGTGGATCATCTTCATCTATAATTTTATGAAAATGAATCCTACCATCTATATACCACCTTCTAAAAACATCGTGGGCTTTATTAGTAAAATCTAATAACTTTAATACTTGTGTAAATTCCTCCCTAACCCTCTTTTTAATTTTTGGGGAATAAGGAATATTATCAGTATTAATAGTTACAGCCTGTCTGTTCTCATCAATGTTTATAGACTCGTTAATAATATCTTCAATAGCTAAATCGCACTCTGGATGTTCTGAAGTAGACCTATATCTACGAACAAGATCAGATTCATTTTTAGTCTGACCTTCTAAGTCTATAAATTCGCTGTAGAAACCAGCGGTTGTCGTTGCTCCAGACTCAGGATCGGGGAGAACGAAACTTGCTGGTTCTCCCTTATCCTTTGATCTAGTTATTTGAAAGCCAAATAGTTGTGCCATAATACTCCGTAATCAATTTATCAATGTAAATATTTATACGAAATATTAAGTAGTAGTATTTGTCTCAAAAAACTGATAACGATATGTTACATCAAATGTTTCTACTGCATCATTACTTTCATATGCTACATCAATATTTGCAATAGTAAGTGGCCACATACCCCTAAAGGTATATGATTTAATTACTTGTCCTGCACGATCTAGTTGATCAACGTATGCATCTACCATATAATCAGAAGGATTTTCCAATCCACTATTATCTGACATAGCATTTATAGCGTTCATCCATCGTTCAAATGCATTACGAAGCGCAAAATCAGTATCATTCATGATAGTTGTTGTCCATGCTTCAAATGTTCTATCCCCTGCAATATACAGAGAACGACCACGAAACTTGACATCAACTTCACCCAATGTCATGCCAGGCAAATGAGTTGCTTGACATAAGTAAGACATAGTTCTTGTCTCACCACCCACAGCTGCAAAGCCTGGGAAAGGCATTGTTACTTGAAACTGGTTAGCTCTTGCACCACCACCTTTTAATGTTGCTTTAAAGTCGTTTATGTTTGCCATGATTCCTCCTATGCCCCAACTACTTCACTAAACGCAACACCAGTTTTCGTGGCAATGAAGTTTAGAGAAATAAAGTTAATAGACCGAGCAGGTTTGATAAAAATATCAGCAACAAACTCGTTACGGTCAACAACCACGCCTGGGTTGTTGGACTCATCACATACAACTAGGAAGTCTGTGACTCCCCTTCGACCTTGTATATCACGCAAGAAAGGTTCAACCATGTTCCTAAATCCTGCTCTTGTGAATTCATCGTTGAATTCAAACAACTGGAATTTAGAAGCAGTTGAAATTGCTTTCTCTAATACGATAAACAATCTTCGCACATTAATGCGGTCAAATGCACTTGGTTTTGCTTGTGCAGTCTTATCTCCGAACAATATTGTTCCTTGGCCGGGGAAAGCAACAATCGGATTTATTCTTGCACGATACAGAATATCCCTATTTGCCTTTTGAGGATTATAAGCAAGTTTTACAACTCCCCTAATTTGTCCTCTATTAAATCCACCAGGCGAAAACCATGCATCTGCAACCAGATCTGTTCTTGCACAAAGTCCTGCCATATCTCCGTTTAATGGAATCCATCGATAAGTATCAGCGTACTTATCGTATGTGTATTTGTATCCACTATCGAACATGGCATAGGATGTTGATGTTAATGCATCAAAGTAACTTTTAACATTTGATGTTTGTGTTACTTCATTTGCTACATTCACAACGTCACTTAGTTCTGGTGACACAAATGCGACTGCATCTTTACGGTCAGTACACATATCCATTGCATTTCCTGCTTTGGTAGCATCTGCCTTACCACAAATGAACAAGTTTAAATCAACCGTTTCTGTATCTTTGAATCGGTCAATTCCATCCTTGATTTCTCCTGCGGTTAATGCATAGTCATCTACTCCACTTACAAGTGAAGTTGAAGTAATTACCTCTGATAATGCAGTAAATAATGTAGTACCCTGTGTGGCTGCGGTGTTACCATATCCAGTATTAACTGCTGGATGATCCATCCAATAAATGTATGAAGAACCACTATAAAGAGCATCTACATAATAATTTGCAGAACCTTGTGCTGTTCTTGCATCTGAAATTTTAGATACACCAGACCATTTTTCCAAAATTTCTTTTGGAACACCAGTAATACCACCATCTTCATCAACTATAATGATATGCATCTCATCACCAGTTGCTACTCCTGTACGATCTTGTACATGAGTTGAGGTGCCAGGAGCACCATCAAACTGATCGTAATATTCCCATCGTCTGCGAACATTTGTATAATCTGCAATATCAGACCTTAATCCACCAGCAGTATTTGCAGTACCATATCTTTCAATGGTTAAAGTATCAGTACTAATTCCTGTTACTTTATATTCAGAACCATCTGCTTCAAAAAAATGAACAATATCTCCAACATTGTATTTTGCTCCAGCGACACCAGCAGAACCTCCTGCGGTATCCATTACGACAGTTGTTGCTCCAACCGCAGCTGCAGTCTCTACAACACCTAGAGTATCTTCATTTCCTGAGAATGTTTGTTCAAACTCAGCTGCACTTGGACACATAGCAATCTTTAGATTGTTACCCCAAGCACCGGCAGTCCTTGCTGCCCATTGTCCTACGGAAGCTGCCCCACCACTATATGGGCCAGTAGTTCCATCACCATCTTTCCAATGGTTATTATTCTTAATCAAAATTGCAGTACCAGAAGTGCAAGCATTTACGCAACCACTTGCGGGTCTTACGACTCGTAGTGCATTGCCATATCCAAGAAATGAAGCTGCGGCCATCCAATCTTCAAATTGATTACTAGATGACTGTGGTTCACCAAAAATTTGAACCAGTTCTTCCTCAGATGCGATTGCAGTTATAGAATCTGTAGGCCCTTTTTCTGAGGCCATTACTATTCCAGCAATCGATGTTGCAACAGCGGGGACTACATTTGTTAAGTCCTTTTCTGTTACCTGTACGCCAGGTGAAACTTGAAACGCCATTCCAATCTCCTTAATAGAAATGTTATTGCAACTATTTATAAATTCAGAGTTTTTCAGAGAGGTCATTTATAACATTTTTGTGTTATAAATAATTTCATGGAACATTACCAAAAATATAAGAAAACAATTAAGGAAGGGATTAGGAAGGCCCGTAGAAAACGTGATATATGGATTAACGAATACCTTGCCGAGAAGGTATGTACATATTGTGGGGAAGCAGAAACGTGTACACTGGCATTCTACCCTGACAACAAAGAAATCAGAATCATTTCAAGACAGAAAGGACTCAGAGAAAAACTTCGATTACCAATTTTGGAACGGATACAAAAGAATAAGATTGTATGTTTGAATTGTGAGGCTAAATTAAAGAATGATATTCAGTTATCACCAATCCTCTAAATATTCTCTATTTGAAGTTACAACTGGATTCCATTTAGTACCATATTCATCAATAGTCTCTCCAATATTCTCTCCATGTTCATCATTAACACCATTCAACACAAATCCAAATGGGGCCATGTCTTGGTCTACCAACTTTTCTTTTTCATTCCATAGTTTTTTACGAATATCTAAATTTGTTAGTTCCTTGAAGTAAGTCTGGTCTGTCAACCACGCAAACAGTACTAAACACATAACTAGGTCATCAGAGTTACCATCAGAACCCTCATATGACTGCCCCTTGACAACAAAAGAAGATAGTTCTACGATAGTATCAAAGTCGCATACTAAAAGTTTATCATCTTCCATTAAAGTTTTCAGGTTAGAACACCCCACCTTTTTAAGAGATTTAGTTGTCCTTACACCTAATTGTGCCTTCTTTCCAGAGAATCCGCCCCCTGCCATTTGACCATTTCTTCCATGTTGTGTGGTCATAATAAGATTATCATACTCCATATCAAATTGCATTGCATCTGCAATCTGAGCTCCTATATCATTAACCTCAATCATAACATATGCAAGATTATAGGCAGTTGCAACCTTATGGATTATTAATGGAAAATGCATTGGTTTAATTTCATTATCTCTATAAACTGCAACTTGTCTATAAGGAACTTCTGATACATCCATTACCACAAATGCAGAGTAATCACTACTAATACCCCTAGAAACATCAACAGTCATTACATATGCACATTCAGGATTTGGTTTTTCATATACTCTAAGTCCTGCATTATTTGTAAGTGGTGTGGAATGAGACAATGCACCTAACTTTTGGCCATGTATTAAGGTATTTGCAGAACCTA